ACTTGTTTTGCCATACCGTGGCAAAGGAGTAACCGAAGGAGGCATCCAGCTTGTTAAAGAAACTGTAGATAGAGAATCTTTATCAACCGTTGTGGCATATGTTTTAAAAGTGGGTCCACTTGCTTATCAAGAATCAGATAAGTATGGAAACAGACCATGGTGTAAAAAAGGAGATTGGGTATTAATAGGGAGATACGCTGGTTCACGTTTTCGTTTAGAAGATGATAACGAAGTTAGAATCATAAACGATGACGATGTAATTGGTACTATCTTGGATCCGAACGATATTAAATCTTTATAAGGATAAATAATGGCGAGTGAAGCAGAAAATCTAGACGTAGAAATTACAGAAGAAAAAATTGAAAAGGCAGCATTGCCTGAACACAAGAGAGCTAAAGGCGATGACGTTAGTGATGAGCCTGTAGAAATATCTCTTGATGATGATAATGAAGTTGCTCCAGTTACTGAGGATGAAATCAAAGAAGACTTTGATGTTTCTCCTAAAGTAGAAGAAGAAGCAAAAGATTTATCAGAAGTAGAAAAGAGAGCTACTCTAGCTCAAAATAGAATCAACAAAGCCGTAGCACAGGCCAAAGAGTTTCAAAGAAGAGAGCTCATGGCTTTGCAATATGCTAAAGAGCTTAAAGATCAAAACGAAAAGCTAAGACAGTCTTACAAACAATACTCTACCAGTTATGGAGATGAGTTTGGAAGTCGTGTTGAATCTCAAATAAGTTTGGCAAAACAAGCACTTAGACAGGCTACAGAGTCTGGAGATTCTGAGGCAATAGCCGCAGCTACAGAAGCTTTAACATTGGCTACCTCTGATAAGGCCAGGCTTGAACAATACAAAATTGCTCAAAAGCAATACGAAGAACAAGAACAAGCATATTTGCAACAACAGCAATATGCTCAACAACAAGGTTATCAAGCTCCTCAACAATATGCTCAACAAGAAGAGTACATGGAGCCATCATCTAAAGCTCGTGAATGGGCGCAAAAGAATACTTGGTTTGGACAAGATCAAGTTGCAACATCCGTTGCCTTTGCAGTTCACAAGCAATTAGAGAACGAAGGCTTTGACACAGACTCTGATGAGTATTATAGTGAGATTGATAAACGAGTGCGACAAGAGTTGCCTCACAAGTTTAACGTGGAAGCAGACAAAAAACCCGTCCAAACTGTCGCTTCGCCATCACGCACCACATCGGCTGGACGCAAACAAACTAATCGTATTCAGTTGACGCCGAGCGAGCAGGCATTAGCCAAAAAGCTTGGAGTGTCATTTAAAGATTACGCAATACAAAAAGCGAGGTTACAAAAATCATGAGCAAAACCAAAGAAACAAGAGCAAATAGTAACGATGACAGAATGCCTAGAGATATGGAAACTCGAAAGCATGAAGAAAGACCAAAGGCATGGAAAATGCCTTCTGCTTTAGAACTGCCAGAAGAAGCTATTGAAGAAGCAATGTCTCAAGGTATTGTGTACAGATGGGTTAGAGAATCTATCGTTGGTCAAGATGATAAAACGAATGTCTCAAAAAGATTTCGTGAAGGATTCGTACCAGTTCGACCAGAGGAACTACCCGGATTTCATGATTTACCTATTGTCGATGACGGTCGTCATGCTGGCGTCATTGGTGTTGGTGGGTTAATACTGTGCAAAATAGCAAAAGAAATCGCAGATCAGCGAAACGAATATTTCGCTAACCAAACTAACAATCAAATGAGAGCCGTGGAAAACGACCTAATGCGTGAAGAAAACCCAGCGATGCCTATCTCAAGAGAGATTAAATCAAGGGTTACTTTTGGCGGAGGAAGTTAATTTATTTTCTTCTTCCTTATTTAAAAATTTTTTAGGAAAAAACTATGGCTAACCAAGATGCTGCTTTCGGTTTGAAGTCAGTAGGCCAATTAGGTAGTAATGTTAACTCTGAAGGAGTTACAGAATACTCAATTGCCTCTGGAGCAAGCGGAAACATATTTTCAGGCGACCCAGTTAAAATGGCTAACACAGGTACTATTTTAGTAGCTGCTGCTGGCGATCAACTATTGGGAGTCTTTAGGGGATGCAAATATACCAACGCAAGCGGTGAAGTGATTTATTCATCTTACTGGCCCGATGGTACTGTTTCATCAGATGCGGTGGCTTTCGTAGTTGACGATCCTAATGCATTATTTGAAGTGCAAAGTGCTGCAACTGGTTCAGTTGTACAAACTGTTGTTGGTAATAACGCTGACATCGTGTACGCTTCTGGTTCAACAGTAGATGGTCAATCTGGTGTTGAAATCAGTGGAACTACTGCTGCTACTTCTGCTCAATTAAGAATCGTTGGAATTTCTGGCGATCCTGAGAATAATACTTTAGGAACTGGTTCTCAATCAGCAAACGTTAACTTGATTGTCAAAATTAACGAGCACTTCTATGCTCAAACAACAGGAGTCTAATCATGGCAATTAATCGTTCACAATTAGCAAAAGAGCTCGAGCCTGGTCTGAATGCCCTGTTTGGCATGGAATACGCTAGGTATGAAAACGAGCACGCAGAAATCTTTGAGACTGAGTCTTCAGATAGAGCGTTTGAAGAAGAAACCTTAATCGTAGGTTTCGGAAATGCTAAAGTAAAAGCTGAAGGAGCTGGTATCTCTTATGATAACGCTTCAGAAGGCTATACTGCTAGATACTCACATGAGACTATAGCATTAGCATTCGCATTAACTGAAGAAGCTATTGAAGATAATCTTTACGATAGACTTGGCGCTAGATACACAAAAGCTCTAGCAAGGTCTATGGCACATACTAAGCAGGTAAAAGCTGCTTCTGTTCTAAACAATGCCTTCTCATCAAGCTACACAGGTGGCGATGGGGTTGCATTGGTAAGTAACGCTCACCCATTAACTGGTGGCGGAACTTTCAGCAACAGACCAGCAACTTACACTGACTTGAATGAGACTTCATTAGAAGACGCTCTTATCTCTGTTTCAACTTTTGTTGATGACAGAAATATGATTCTTGCTCTTCAAGGAACTAAACTAATCGTTCCACCACAACTCCAGTTCGTGGTTGACAGACTAGTTAACACTCCAGGTAGAGTTGGCACAGCTGATAATGATATCAACGCAATCAAAAACATGGGAATGGTCCCACAAGGTTATGCAGTAAACCACTTCTTAACCGACACTGATGCTTGGTATCTATTAACAGATTGTCCTGATGGGTTCAAACACTTCGAAAGATCTCCTCTTTCAACTTCCATGGAAGGTGACTTTGATACTGGCAACGTCAGATTCAAGGCTAGAGAAAGATATTCTTTCGGATGGTCAAACCCAAGAGCCGTCTTTGCGTCTCAAGGTGCTTAATCCCAGTTAATACCGGGGCGAGGTGAAAACCTCTGAAGGGAGCTTAGGCTCCCTTCTTTTTTGCCTAAAATAAAATAATTGTTTATTTTTAGTAAATAAGTGTATAATCCAAGAATAAGCCGAGAGGTTCTTATGAATGTAGGTTTACACGAAAGCATAAGTTTAGCTAACTCTCCGTGTGTAGGAGTTTGCTCAACATCCATGGCTCCCTTCGATGAAGTATGTAAGGGATGCGGCCGAACTGTCCAAGAAATACGAGAATGGGAAGAATATAGCGAATTTGATAAAAAGATTATCAATGTCAAAAACTGGTTGCAAGGCTACAACATTAGACAAAGGAGAGATAAAATAAAATTTATGGCTGATCATTCTGAAGAAAAAATCAACGATATCAAAGGCAGACTTACTACTATTCAAGCTCTTATTGAAATGGTAGGCAAAGATATGATGGATGAATTTGGTAAAGATCCTGCTATTAAAGAATCTTATCAGGCATTATTCAACTCTAGAGAATCCATTCTCAAGTCTAAAGAAAACTTCCCTCAAGACTAATAAAAGACTATACTTAGTTAAACCGAGATAATCGGCTATACCAACTGGCTCGGCAGATAACTCCAAAGATGGTATGGCTATTTTAGGAGACCATATATGGCAACAAATACATTTCAAGGAATCGTAAGATCCTATGGCGGTGCTGATAAAGGCGATGGAGTTACTCCAGGCGTTGTTACTTTGTCAGAAACCATTTCTTTTAGCCCAACACCCGCAAGTGCTACTAATGTAAAAATTGGAACATCTTCATCTACAGGTGAGAACTTTGTTCTTCCAGCAGGTGCTGTTCCTATTTCATTCTTATCTTTAGGTGGTGCAGCTGGTGGTACTAACCCAACTGTAGATATTGGTTCATCTGCTGATCCTGATGGATTCTTCAACGAAGTCGATGCTGATACTAAAGGTACTTTAAAAGGTGCTGATGGTGCGTTGGTAGTAGGAACTGGTATTTCTGCGCAAACAACTGTAACAGCTAACGTTGGAGCTTCAGCAGCTACTAGCGGAACCGTAACAGGTATCTTTACTTATACTGTTTACAACAACGGCGCAGAGTCCGTTTAACAGGAGTAAATAATGGCAGGTAGAATTGTAGGATCTGATGTCAAAACAGCTACGACTGCTACTGGTGCAACTGGTGGAGCGTCTTTAGTTTCTGGTAGATCTAGACTAAGAGGCTACATTATTGCAGGTGGAGCCGCTGATGGAACCGTTACTTTTAGAAACGGAACTGTCTCAGGCTCAACTTTATTAATTGCTCCTTGCAACGCCAACGATACCGAAACTTTAAACATCCCGGATTCAGGTGTTTTGTTTGAAGATGGTATTCACGTTGTATTAAGTAATATAGACAGAGTAACTGTTTTTCATTCATAAATTATGGCTCAAGAAGTATCATCAATTTCAAGGGTTGGTACTTCCGAGCCTTTCGAGCTTCAAGTAGCAAGAGGTCAGATTTCTTTTCATGAATCTATCCACAAGTTTGGATTCTATGATTCTGTTGATACAAGCCTAACAACGATATGGAGTCAAGGGGGTGTTTATTCTTATTTAAGTGCTGCATCAACCCTTTATATTTCTAGCTCATCTACTGCTGATACAGGTGCAGGAACAGGAGCAAGAACCGTAACCGTTAGTGGTTTAGATAAT